GAGGCAATGACGGAGTAGACAAAGTAGATACTGTCATGAATTTTACTCTTGATCCTATGGTAAAAAATCCTCCAAAGGTAGACACTAACTCTTTAGAGGCAACCTGGAAAAATATAGTTTGTAGATATGGAATGGGATCTTTTATGGCCGGACAAGTAGTTGCTGATCTTAGATGGGCTATGACCGGAGATTGGAGTGATCGTAACTTTTGGGCTCCTGTAGGTCCAGGATCAAGTAGAGGAATTTGTAGACTTTACAAACAACCTAAAAATAAAATGATAGATCAAAAAGTTTTCTTGCCTAAATTAACATACCTAAGAGAAATTGCTGGTCCGTTAATCAATCAAAATTTAAACGCAAGAATGGAAATGATGGATTGGCAAAACAGTCTTTGCGAGTTTGATAAATATATGCGGTTAGTAACTAAAACAGGTAGGCCAAAACAAAGGTATAAAGGAACATGATAATTGCTTTAGTTGGTCCTCACGCAGTAGGTAAGTCTACAGCTGCTAGGTCGTGGTCAAAAAGATACCCTCATATAAATTTTGTAGACGCAGATCAAAGTACGTGGTATAAAGGTAATGGTCACAAAGAACGAGTTGTCGGATGGCAAAAAAAGGCTGAACAAAAGATAGCGTTAGCAACTATTTGTGCTGATAGTTCTGAAATTTGGTTGATAGAGGGAAATTCCTCAAGAGTATCGTCATGGCTTAAAATAGTTCCCTGCGAAGCTATTATACATACTTACTGCAGTCCCGATATTCTTTACAACAACATTAAAGAAAGATGTGAAAGTAACAATAGAAACTTTAATGCTGACTATTGGAATGATCGCACAAAACTACTTTATGAGTCTCGCGGCAGGATTCAAAATTTACATAAAAAATTACCCAAAGTGCCTATGTACGAATTTGAAATAATTAACAGAGCTACAGATTGGAAATTTGTAGGACATCAATTTATTAAATTGATACATGGAGTAAAAAATTGATCATACAGGTTAGAGGAACAAGCGGTTCTGGTAAGTCTTGGGTAGTACATACTTTAATGAAAGAACTTTCTGAGATGTGGATTCCTGTGAAGGGTAGATGGAAAAACAAAAAAAGAAGAATCCCTTTGTACTACGTCACAAAACTTACTAATGGTAAAATAGTTGTTGTTTGTGGAGGTTACGAGTCAACTTGTGGAGGTTGTGATAACATTGGATCTGCTAAACATGTATTTTGGCTTTACGCAAAAATACGTGAGAGTTTTCCTACTGCTGTAATTATCTCAGAGGGACTTTTGTTATCTGAAGATTCTAAATGGACAATTAAAGCACAAGAAATGGGGTGGGAACCTAGAGCAGTATTTTTGTCCACAGACGTAGACCTTTGTATTGATCAAATAAATGCCCGTAGAAAGGCAGCTGGAAAAAACGAACCCATACCGGAAACCAATACCCGTAAAAGGGTGGAAGTTATTAAACGTGCTAAAGTAAAATTAAAGGATGCGGGGGTATGGAGTCACATGTACCCTGTTACCGCTACTGTTAAATTAGTAAAAGGAATGTTAGATGCAAAATGAACAAGATTGGATTGGTCGTATCGACGAGGACGAACAAAATGGTGCAGCTGAAAGGTACCAATATTTTATGCGTCCTGAACCTAGAGAGGATTTGGGACCAATAGAGTTAATTGACGATGAGTATTTTGGTCCTAACACAAAAGTTAGGAACATGAAAATCGGCATGATGCGTAATGCTAAAGAGGAAAACAAACGTAATGTTCGTGTGTACCTAAAACCTTTTCCACATCTTCGGATAGATAATGCTAAGCCACTACAAGGTTGGTACCAGTCGTTAAATAACGCATCCAAACGATCAAGACCAAGACCCTGTTTTACTGACGCTATTTTAACAGAACCTTACGGTGGATATTGTGCAGTAGGTTGTGCTTTTTGTTACATTAACTCCGGCATGAGAGGGTATAGAGGATCAGGACTTATTTCTGTTCCTTTGAATTACGGAGAACAAATTAAAAAACAACTAGGTAAAATGAACCGTTCTGCTGCGGGATATTTTTCTTCGTTTACAGATCCATTTACCCCACTAGAAAATTACTACCATAATACCCAGCAAGCTGCTGAAGCTTTTGTAGAATTGGGATTACCTATCTTTTTCTTGAGTAGATTAGCTTACCCAGAATGGGCAATTGACCTACTAAAACAAAACCCACATAGCTACGCTCAAAAATCTATTAACACTCCTGATGGAGATGATTGGAGACTACTAAGTCCAGGTGCTATTTCCCTTCAGGATCATCTTGACGAAATTTCAAGACTTAGAGATGAGGGTATTTATGTGTCTATTCAAGTAAACCCAATTATTGCTGGTATTACAAGTCACGGACAAATAGTAAAACTGTTTAAGATGTTATCTGAAGCAGGAGCTAATCACGTAATTGTTAAATTTGTAGAAGCTGCTTATAGTTGGGCACCTTCTATGGTAGAAAAAATGAAACGTCGATTTGGACCAGAAAGAGGTCAAGAGTTTGAGCGTTTGTTTACTCAAAACATAGGAAACGAACGAACAATTGAGGAAGAATATCGTATGCGTGGACATCACATTTATCGTGCTGCTGCTACAAAATACGGACTTACATATGCTACTTGTTACGAGTATGAATACGAAAGAGATGAAGCAGGAAAAATACTTTCCAAAACAGGAATTAGTGTTGGAAGAAAATTTACAACGGCATCGCAATGTCACGGACATAAGGTTCCAATGTATCGTAGACTTGATAAATCATCCTTTGTCCCAGTCGAGGAATGTCCTCCCAGTGGATGTTTATATTGTGCCTCCGAAAACAACGGAGAGCCAAGATGTGGTGACGAGTTAGCTGGAGAGGCAAAAGCATTAAAACTTGTTGATCTTAAAGTACCTTTTCATTTAAAGGAAAAATCTAATGGATAGTGTGAGAGCTATGTTATCTTTAATTGTTATGTTTTTTGTAGTAGTTGTTGCAATTAACGGATGCACAAATAAGGGCTACAACAAAGAGGCAGAAGACGCTTATCAAAGATTAAGAGATCAAGGATTTACTGCTAAACAAATTTATGAAATGGGAAAAGATAAATGAGTAAGGATGTTTTGGTAAGACTTAGGAAAATACCAAGAAACGGAGATGAGTTTGAACTAAAAGTTGGTAATAACGATTATCTCATTCTTAGTTATGACGTAAGAAAGCTAATACAAAAATTACAAAGAGCAAAAAAGGGTGAATCAGTAACATTAATTAGCACAAAAATTAAAGCTACTAAAGCACAGTATGCTAAAATTGCTGAGTATCTTGAATTAGTTTTAGAATCTTGGATAGCCAATGGTTAAATTAGGGTGTGTAATTTTTGGAGAAAAGTTAATACAAACTCAGGACTTAGATCCTGTTTATGTTTTAGTTTCTAGTTGTCCAGAATTAAAAAACAAAGAAAAACTAAGACGTTGGTTACTTGCTTATTGGTCTTTTTATCACATGGGTACAGCTTCTTGGATAACTGACGGATTTAATCAATACCCAAATTTAACTACTGAAGAATATTGGATTCGTTTTAAACAAGCAGCTTCATCTAAACTTCACCTTAGATGTCCTGAAAGAAGACATTACCGAGGACAAAATGCTCTTAAATCTGTGGCTTATTTACATAAACGAGGGATTGACTCTTTATTTTCAGATATTGAAATAAACGGTTCTTGTTCAGATGTAATGAAACAGACTAAAAAATGGGTAGGTTTTGGCCCTTGGATCGGATTTAAGATTGCGGATATGCTAGAGCGTTTGCAATTAGCCCGTATCGCGTTCAACGTAGAGGATGTCTACTTATTCGATTCTCCGCTTGAAGGGGCGAAGCGTCTACGAGAGAGCGTCTCAGCTACCGTCAACGACTCCGAGGTAGGGCCATGGGCGGTAGAGTATTTGATCAATAAGTTAGGACATTTAAAAGCCCCACCGTTGTTTGAAAGAAACGTGTCTGTACAAGAAGTAGAGACAGTTTTATGTAAATGGAAGTCTTATACTAACAATAAATACCACGTAGGAGAGGACATAACTTCATGCCAAAAATGCCTAAACCAATACCAGCTTCGGTCCCCAATAGCGAAATCCCTGATGAAGAACAGCACTCTTTGGTAGAAACAGCCAGAGGTATGCTTTACAAAAACACTCCTGTCGAGGATTATGTTTCTGACTTCGGACTATATGTTAAACGGGAAGATTTGTCTTGTCCGTACCCAGGTCCAGCTTTTTCAAAAACTAGAGGAGTGTATGCTCACATTGAAAAAATCCCCCATAGTGTAATTGGTGCGTTAGATACTCGTCATTCACAAGCAGGGCATGCTGTTGCTAGAGCATGTCAAATTTTAGGCAAAAAATGCATTACTTATTATCCTGTTTACAAACGAGATATAGGTCCAGACGGTGACCATGATTTGAGAGATCCACAATTAGCTGCTGATGCTTTAGGATCTGACCTTTACGGTTTGCCAGCCGGTAGGTCTTGCATTTTGTTTCACAAAGCTAAAAAACTTACTGAAGCTGAAGGTGGTTACATGATGCCTAATGCTTTAAAATTAATTGAAAGCGTAGACGAAACAGCCAATGAGGTTATGGAAGATTATGATTACGACAGAGTCATTGTACCTATTTCATCTGGAACTATAGCTGCTGGAGTTGTAAAAGGATTTAAGCGTTTGGGTAAAAATCCTACGTTTGTAATTCACATGGGATACAATCGTGCACACGATCAAGTAAGAAAATACATTCACGATAAAAGCGGTTACAATGACGCTAAACTAATTCTTGTAGACGAAAATTATCAGTACGCAGATTCTGCTAGAGATGGAGATGAGCCTCCGTTTCCTTGTAATATTTATTACGACCTCAAAGCGTTTAGGTGGTGGATGGAAAATCAAACATCACATAAAACTTTGTTTTGGAATATTGGATAAATTGCAGTAAAACTGCAAATTCGTTCTCAGCATGCCCACGTTTTTTACAAAACCATTTAGGAGTATAATGTAATGTCAGAAGATCAAGAACAAGAACCTAAAAAGAAAGCAAAACGAGAGTATAAAGCAGATACTCCAATGACTAAATTGTTACAACGTCATGTACCTAAAAACGTAGAAGCTTTTGGTAAACTTTTAACAATGTCAGGAGTCAAACCTAAACATATTTATGAAGGTTTTGGTGGGTTAGGACATCAAACAAAATGGCTTAGAGACAATTTATCTTCGGATTGTAATAAACATTTAGTTTGGGATACTGACGAAGAATGTTGCGAAATATTAAAAAATCAATTTCCAGCAATTGAAGTTTTTCAAGCTGATTTTTTTGAACAACACATAAATCCTCCTGCTGATAGTTTAGTTTGTGTAGACTACAATAATTTCACAATGAACCCAACTAATATTAAACGGTTGGCTCCAATTTTTGAGACAGGTTATCGTTGGCTCATTGGTCCTGATTTAGCTAGAGGCAAATTACACCTTAACTGGGAACGTACATATCATATTGAAGAATGTGATTATGACGTTTACATAAAAGAGTTTTCAAAACGTACTAAA